CAAAAGCCATCAGCCCGACAGCGTAAGGCGGCTATTAGTAATAGTTGCTCTTAAGACTGGTATCCCAATGCAGTATTGGGATGATTGGGACGATGTAGCAACGGCAGTCGAGCTGATAAAGGAGATGAATAGCGATGGCTGAAGAAATGTCGGCATTTGACCGAACAGAGCTTCGCCAAGTCTATAAAGCGTTCTCTTTGCTAGGCGATGAAGCCAAAGCCGAGGCTCGCCAGACTTCTAACGCTCTTGCTACTTATCTTCAGCAACAAATTGCCGCCAAAGCTTCTACTCGCGTTAAAGGCCAGCAAGCGATTAACAAAATCGTTAGCGGATCTAAAGTATCTAAGACAAGCACTACTGGCGAAATTAAATACGGCTTTGCTAGTCAAAGATTTAGCGGTGGAGCTAATACTCAAATGCTTTGGGCTGGCTTTGAATTTGGTTCTAATAAATTTAAGCAATTCCCTGCTTATTCTGGCAGACAAGGGCGCGGCTCTCGCGGATGGTTTATCTATCCAACCCTACGCCAAGAGCAGAAGAATATTGTGGCACAATGGACTAGAGCATTTAACAAAATATTAGATAAGTGGGGCATCGGTGGCATCTGATTCAAGAGCCTTAACGCTCAAGCTTCTAGCAGATACGGCCGACTTCCAAAAGAAGTTAGCGGCTGGCTCTAAAGACATTGATTCTATCGGCGAGCGCGCAGCTGAATTTGGCAAGAAGGCCGCTATTGCCTTTGCCGCCGCTGGAGCAGCTATCGGCGCATTTGCAGTTAGCGCCGTCAAAGCAGCAGCTGAGGATGAGACCGCTCAAAAGCGTTTAGCTGCAACTATAGAAGCAACTACTGGGGCAACCGCTAAACAAATTGAAGGCGTTGAGCAATACATAAAACAGACTTCAATTGCTATTGGCGTTGCTGACGATGGCTTGCGTCCAGCATTTACGCGTTTAGTTAGATCTACGCAGGATGTTGAAGAAGCCCAGAAGTTGCTAAATTTAGCACTAGATTTAAGTGCAGCAACAGGCAAGCCATTAGAGACAGTTACTAACGCGCTGGGTAGAGCTTATGATGGCAATACAACCGCGCTTGGCAAATTAGGCTTGGGCATAGATGCAGCGGACCTCAAGTCTCAAGACTTTGATACCACCTTCAATCAATTAACAAGCACCTTTGGTCAATTTGCTGAAAATGAAGCAGAATCAACAACTAAGCAAATGGAGCGCGTCAAGATTGCTCTTGATGAAGCAAAGGAATCTATCGGCGCAGCTTTGCTTCCAGTTGTCCAAGAATTGACTGCTTGGATATTAGAGAACTTTATTCCAGCACTTGAGGCATTTATTTCAGGCTTAACTGGGAGCGATGGGTTAAACGAAGGCTTGACTGAATCTCAGAAGGTTGCAGTTGAATGGGGCAAAAAGGTAAGAGGCTTTATCAATACAGTTATTGATCTCAAGGATGAGCTCTTCTTAGTAGCTGGAGTATTAGCGACAGTATTCGTAGTAAGCAAGATAGCAGCTGGAGTCCAAGCCACTATTCTCCTAATTCAAGGGCTAGTTGCTGCTTATGTTGCTTTGAGAAATAGCGCGGTAGCCGCTGCCATCGCTTCAAGATTTGCTTTAAATCCGTTGGCTGGTTTAGCAACGGGTGCAGCCGTAGTTGGCGCAATCATTGCTGCCACCAAGTTATTTGATAATCAAGCCAATGCAGCAGCAGGGACGGGCGGTAATACAGTTCCATCAACAAGCCTTCCATCAGGCTTTACTGCTGGGACGCCAGTAGTTAGCGGTGGCGCTTCTAGTGTTGGCGGTTCTACAGGTGGAAGTATTGGAAGCGGTAAGATTATTGCGCCAGTTGTTACAGGCACAATACCTACTCTCCCATCTGGATTAAATCCATCGGGTAAAGCAATCCCATCAGGATTTGATGTTGCAGCTGCTAGGCGCGGAGAAGAACGCGGCAATGTGGTAATCAATGTAAATGCCCCATCAGTTATTGATGAAGAAGGATTTAGCCGAGCAGTCCAGCTTGCTCTAAATAACAGCAGCCGCAGACTTGGCGGCGGCGGTGATCAACTAATCTTATGACCGCTTGGAGTCCAGTCTATCGAGTTAAGGTTAATGGCTCTACAGTTACCAGCGCCACACTTAGCGGACTTACTATTACCTCAGGTCGCGATGATATCTATCAGCAGCCTCTTGCTGGCTATTGCAATTTAACCTTAATTGAAACTGCTGAAGCATCAGTGCCTTATGAAATTAACGATGCAGTTACTATTGAAGTTCAAAATACTAGCGCGGTTTATGTAAATCTATTTGGCGGCTTTATTACCGACTTAAGCATAATAGTTCAAAATTCGGGCTCAACTGCTACGAGCCAAAGAATACAGATAACGGCCGTAGGATCTTTAGCTCGACTTAATCGCGCCGTCTATGTTGGCAATTTTGCGCATCAATTTGATGGAGACCGCATTGAGCAGCTTCTTAGCACAGTTTTATTTGATCAATGGAATGAAGTGCCAGCTGCCGAGACTTGGAACGGCTATGACGCAACTACTCAATGGCAGGACGCAGAAAATAGCGGATTAGGTGAGATTGATACTCCTGGTGATTATGACCTGCACTCCGAGAATAATTTAGACGATACAGTTTATAACCTTGCTTCTCGCTTTGCGACTAGCGGCCTCGGTTATTTATATGAGGATTCTCAGGGCCGAATTGGCTATGCAGATTCCACTCATAGATCGGAATACCTAGCAGCTAACGGTTATATTGATTTAGATGGCAATCACGCCATCGGCCCAGCTCTTTCAATAGTTAAACGAGCTGGCGATGTCCGAAATTCTATAACTATTAGCTATGGAACTTCAGGAGCAGAGGTTACAGATGAGGATGCAGCGTCAATATCTGAGTATGGCCTTCTCGCTTCTACCATATCGACCACACTTCGCAATCAAGGCGATGCTGAGGATCAAGCAGCCTTCTATTTACTCATCCGCGCTTATCCTCAATTTGCATTACGCCAAATAACCTTCCCACTTGCTAGCGGTGAAATCGACAATGCAGATAGAAATAACCTGCTTAACGTATTTATGGGCCAACCGCTCAATATCGTTAATCTGCCAGCCAATATGGTAAATGGTGAATTCCAAGGATTTGTCGAAGGTTGGACTTGGACGGCTAGCCTTAATCAGCTAAACCTAACTCTAAATGTATCGCCTATCGCTTTTAGCCTTCAGGCGTTCAGATGGAACTCAGTTCCAGCGGCGGAGAGTTGGAATACAATAAATCCATTACTTGAATGGTATAACGCTACAATAGTGGCCTAAGGAGAATAAATGCCAAATACTACGAATTTTAACTGGGCAACGCCAGCAGACACAGATCTTGTTAAAGATGGCGCAGCGGCCATCCGAACACTTGGCTCGTCAATTGATACTTCATTTGTCGATTTAAAAGGTGGGACAACTGGACAGGTCTTAACCAAAGCCTCAAATACAGATTTAGATTTTTCTTTTACTACACCTACAGCTCAAGCTCTCAATCTAATTAGCACCACTCCTTTATCTGCAGTTAGCAGTCAATCGGTTAATAATGTTTTCACTTCTACTTATACCAACTATGTCGTTATTTTATCGACCACCAGCACTTCAGCCGCAGGCGCAAGTTTTACAATGAAATTACGGGTAGGCGGCGCAGACAGTTCTACAACTTATGGCGCTTTTTTGATGGGCATTAATAGTGCTGGAACTACCATCAATAACACAGCTAGCTCAACTTCTTGGTATTTAACCGAAAGCCATTCTTCAACAACGGCTGGATATAATTATGCAATAGTTACTTTAATTAATCCTGCCTTGGCAAATGCCACTCTTGTAAATATCCAAAGCTTGGGATTAACAACTGCAGCAGGACAATACTTATCAACTTCTGGGTCTGGGGAACACGACACCGCGACCGCCTACGATGGCTTTACAATCATTCGCAGCAGCGGAACATTTAGCGGCGCAATTTCCGTCTATGGTTATTCAAAATAAGGAGCAAAAATGGCAAATACAATAGAAGAAATTAAAGTCGGAATCGATAATGAAGTAGTAAAATTAGAAGGCGATGCCCTTAAAGAATTTATTGCACAAAGAGAAATTGAGCATAATCATTATTTGGCTTTGGTTGCTGAAAGAAAATCTAAGGCAGCCGCTAAAGCTGCATTATTA